TTATAGGCCGGCGGAATGCCGCGTTGCAGCCGTTCGGCCAGCTCATCGGCGCCGGGGAAATCAGAGTTGCGCGCCCAGAAATCACCGACCAGGGCGAACGCCTCTTTGTTCGTCGCCATGATCTGGGTGAAGGCGTTGGCCGCTTCCTCGCGCTGCGTTCCATACGAAGGACCGACATCGGCCTCGACGTCATAGCGGCCAATCAGCGGGTTGAAGATCACCGTTGGATCGGGCGAGTTCACGTCATCCTGCGCCGTCTTGGCCTGCTCCGGCGTTACCGGCTGCGGCGGTTGACCCGGGCCTTGCGGCGGCATCACGTGCTGATGCGCGGATGGCGCGTTCGGATCAAGCTGCACGTCCGATTGCGTGTCATCCTCCGCCATGATCTTGATCACCCGGGCGATATCGTAAATCTTCGGGATCAGATCGAGGCAGATGCGGCCGACCTGGCGGATGCCCTTGGCCTGATTATCGATATAATGATACGTTGCCGTATCGCCTTCTCTTTGTCTTTGCTGGATCGCCACTCCGGAGCGTTCGTTGCCCGGCGCGCCCATCTCTGCGGCGTATTGGCCGCTGACTTCCATCATATCCTGGCGGGCGATTTTGATGCCTTCGAGGTAGGCGCTCGCCATCACCGGCGGCTGCTGGCGCTCGGGCTTCTCGATCGGCTGGCCGGCATCGTCGCGGCCGTTGTAGGTCAGCACCGAGACGCTCTCGACGTTGGCGGTGCGCCAATGATCCTGCCCCTCGATCGCCTCGACGGTGGCGATGTATGGCGCCTTGGTCTGCATCGCGACTTGCGCCGTGGCCTCGGAAATCCAGTAATTCAGCATTTGTTGCGGGTGGATCATCGCCCGCGTGTGCCCTTTGCGGTCCATCTGACCGTCGATGGTCAATTCCTCGCCGATAAACGGCACCAACGGGATGTATTTTCCCGGCCAGACCTTGCGATCGATGATCTTGTTGCCGGCGAGCTGGAACCACTCGATTTCGGGCTCGGCAACGGCACGTGAGCGCTTGATCTGGCCCTGGTCGGTGAGCATTTTGCGCGCCCCGGGCGGCAACGCGCTGTCGCGAATTACCGTGCCGTCGATCAGTTCATGCAGTTCATCGTCTTTCTCGCCACGGCGCCAGTATTCGGCTTCCATGACGTGTTCGTTGCTGTCCCATGTGCCGTTATCGTCTGTGTAATCCAGCATCGGCCCGGCGTCGGCGTTTGCTTTGGGATACTTGGCCTCGAACTCCTTGCGCGGGGTCCGCTCGAACCAAAACGCAAACCGCATGTCCGCTTTGTCGTAATCCTGGGCGTCCGGATCGAGGTAGATACAGCGCGGGTCTTTCACCCGGCGAATGAAAATCTCCTGGTCGAAACTGTCATCGTCGGCGTAATCCGTCGTTACCCGGACGTAGCCGATGCCCGACTCAACCTGGTGATAGATCGCGGTCGAATAGGCATCCATTGCCTTGGACTGATATTCAATGCGCCGGATGATCGAGCTGAACACCTCGGCGGCTTCGAATGTGGCGCCCTGGCCGGTCGGCGTGACCTTGATAGCGGCTTTATGCTGGCGCGCATCGTTGACGATGTGGAGGTTGTGTTGCCGGGTTTTGTTCGTGATGAGACACGGCTTGTCGCCGCGCGCCAGGATCATGGTCGGCGGCCATTGCGCCATGTTGTAGGCGTCTGCGTTGGCGAAACGCGCGTCATCGAGGGCGTGCTGGCGGGCGGTTGATTCCCAGTCCTGGCAGCGCTGGAACCGCGCCTTGGCCTCGGCGATGATCTCGGCGTCGGTCTGGTCAGCCATGCGCCGCACCACCGATCGTGGGCGCTTGGAAGCCCAGGCGTTCCATGTCGATGCGTTCCTGCGGTGTGGCTTTGTCGGCCATGAAAGCCTCGATCTGCGCACGCACTTTCGGCGGCAGGCTGGCGATGATCTCGGCGTCGGATTGGTCGGTCATAAATCTATTGCATACAAATGTAGGTAAACTTATTGCCGCTCGCCGAAGCATTAACCAGCGTCAGTGCTGACAATGTCACGGAATAGCTGGTCAGTGCAGCGCCATTCGGACTGGATACAACGCAGTCCGGCGCCTGAATATAAGCCGTTGCGAACGTGATCACGCAGCCGGTTGCCGTCGTCCCCTCGGTAATCGTTCCCTTGGTGTCTGTGGCACTACTAAGAACACTCGGACTTGTGCCGCAGGCCGTAAGGGCGGGATTGGCCCCGGTGGAAGCGGCGTGCATCGCAACGTTCAAATATCCAGCCGTGTCAGTGGAGGCTAGTTTGACGTTGTGGGTGCCCTGAAGAGTGACGGGGTTGACCGACGACGACGATGGAATGATGGAAGCCGACGACGCCTGCCCGTTACCGATCGTGACCGAGTTGGACGTGTAAAGGCCCCCACTGCCGTTGAGCACGATTGCGCCGGTCCCGACCGCCGTGACGTTTACCGTAAGGTTCGCGCCTGTTCCAGATGCGTTGATGGTTGCCGTTCCGGTGCCATTGGTCCAAACCACGTTCTGTCCGACGCCAAAACGCGCGGCGTTGGTAACGTTGGCTTGGTCGGTCCGGAAGGCATCAACAAAGGCGCCATCCGTCTCAAAGCCCGCACGGGGAACGTCGTTTGTCGCCCAGGCGGTCACCACGCTACCGCCGCCCGTCGCTGTGGACGTTGCGTTGCTCCCGGCGTTGAACGTGACGGCCGATGAGGTCTGCGTTAGCGCCGTGTATGTGCCGGAGATGGTAAGGCCGCCGGTCGCGGTGGCGCCTGCGATAACAAAGGTCTGCCCGGCGACAAGCGAGCTATTGGTCCAGGTCAGTGTAACGGTGGAGCTACCGATCGTCGTCGCCAACGGGTTGAGCGGCGTAACGTATCTTGCGCCAGTGGCGTAGAAACAGTTGCCGCCATGCCCGGTCGGGTCATACGCAATGCCGGGAACGCTGTCGTGCTCGCAGTTATAGCCAATGTAGCTCTTGGCCGGTCGGCCGGTCGCGGTATTGAAATCCGATGACCCAGACACCGAATACCCATACAGTTCGTCCACGCCGTTGAACGCTCTGCCGGTGACCGTTCCACCTCCGGTCGTTGTGCTGGTTGCAGGCGTGCCGGCGTCAAAGGTGAATGTGTTGGCATCCACCACCGATGTAACCGCGAAACTTCCGGCGATGGTCAGTCCACCGACCGGGACGCCGCCCGAAAAAGTCGCGGACTGGCCGATCTGAAACGCATGGTTCGTCCATGTCGCGGTGACGACAGAGCTACCTGACGAGGTGGCAAACGGTGCAGTCAGAACCGTTGTCGGATTGCTTGTGGCAATCGGCACCATCAAGAAACCACCCGCGTTCTGCGGGCCGGTGCTCCGGTCACGGTGCCAGCCGGGCGTGGTCGGCAGACGCACCGAGATGTTCCACTCACCGATACCGCTCCCCCAGTTGTGGGACGTATCGGATGGGGTGAATACCCAGTCATAAGCCAGGTAATATGTCGGATTGTTGGTGTTGACCTGAAATGGCGCAAAGTAGCCGGTGCGCTCTTGCAGCACATCAAAGCCTTGCGAGGTCGCCGTGCTGGTATATTGGTAGTTAAATCCTATGCCGTTCCACGGGCCGCTATTAAGCGCCCCAAACGTCCCGCCCAAAGTGCCGCCGGGCAAGTTGTTGACCCCGCCGCCCGAGGCGTTGAGCTTGGAGAAGACATTCAACACGGCCGCGTTGATGTTCGGCGGCGCCGTGTTGCCGATTGTGGTTCCGTTGATGGTCCCGCCCGTGATGGCGACAGCGTTTGACGGCTGCGGTGGCGCCTGGGTTCCGAAGAACGCCTGGGCGCGCACCTCTCCGGTGCCGGCGAGCAGGGCCAGCGCGAGGGCAATCCAACGGATCATGCTACCAGCTCACCACCGCGGTTGCGGTGCCGCCTGATATGACCGTGGGGGATACGAATACCCCGGTGGTCGGGACGATCTGCCACGACTTGGACTCGCCCACCGCTAGCGGCACACCGACAGCGGTGGTGCAAGTGCCGCCTAATGGACACACGAACAGCGTGTTGGCCGACGCCGCCGCGTTGCGCACCTCGATATAGCGGTTGGGCAGCGCCGAGGCTGGGAACGCCGGGCTGTTGGGGCCAGCGGTCGCGGTGGACAGCGCCAGCGAGGCGGCCAGCACCGAGAGCGTGGCGTAGCCGGTCAAGGGGGCGGGGGAGATGGCTTGCGGCTGGGTCTGCGCCTGTGCGGCGCCCGCGGCGGCCAGCAGCGCCAGCAGCGCCAGCGCCGGGCGGATCATCAGCCGCCCTTACCGCCGGCGGCGCGGGCCTCGAGCCGTTGCACCGCGGCGAACAGGTCGTCGATCAGTTGCATGGTATCGTCATGGCCCTGGTTGCGGTGCTCGAACTGTGCCGCGGCGATGCGGGCGCTGAATGCCACCCCGGCCGGATCGCCGTTCTCCGCCCCGGTGACGCCGGCCTTGGCGCGGGCGGCCTTGTCGGCCTCGGCCTGCTCGGTCGGATCGGCGGCCTGGCGTTCGGCGCGGGCGTCGGCCTTGGAGATGCGCGCGTCGGCGGCGGCCTGCTGGCCCGGGGCGTCGGATAGGGGTTTACTGTCGGACATGGGATGGACTCCTGCGATGGAGGGTGGTGATGAGCGAGATGGTCGAGCGGGTGGCGCGGGCGATCTGGCAAGAGAGCGTCGGCCCGGCGCAGTGGCCGGAGTGGGACACGTGGGCGCCCGATGCGTGGAGCAAGGTTAGGTCTAGGGCGCAGGCCCGGGCGGCGCTTGTCGCGCTGTTCGAACCGACCGGTGGAATGAAGGACGCCGGCGCGGAAACCTATGGCCTCGGAAATAGCGTCATCGGCCCCGCTGGCGCCGCTCTCGTGGGCCAGCCGACCAAGGCATATCAGGCGATGATCGACAAGGCGCTGGAGGACTAGGCCCCCATCCAGCTCGAGTTGCCGGCGCGGAGCAGCGGGCGGGGCCGGGCGGCGGCCTCGGGGCGGGCGGTGCTCTCACGCAAGCCCATCGCCAGATACCGCAGCGCGTCGGATGAATCTGAAGACCAATCATGGATCGGCGTATCTTTGTAAATGCCCATGCGGTCGTTGAAGTCGCGCCGGTAATGCGCCAGGCATTCGCGGCCCCGGGTGGTGCGGTCACGATCGAACCAACAGCGCCCGAGCAGCAGCTTTACCGCCTCGATGCCGTCTTCCACGCTCTGTGCTGGCAGGACGCGCACCTTCCGTCCGTTGGATCGAAGTACTTCCTCGCGTGTCTTGCCCGTCCCAAGTTCACGTGCGCCTGCGTCATGCGGCAATAGGTCGAAGCCATAACGGTAAGGCTTCTCGTCCAACCACCGGACGTAATGAACCAGCGCTTCACCCGCGGCTTCGTAGTGGTCGATAATATGCACTTCCTTGCCCACGATTTGAGCGCACCATATTGCCGTCGAGTTCCCGACACCGAGATCCCAAGCAGTCCACACCGGCACGGCAGGATCATACGGGACGCCACAGACGCGGCCCGACGCTTCAAGTGCGGCGAGTTCGGTGCGATAGATAGCACCTCTAATCGCGGCATCGAATGAGCACAATAATTCCTGGTCATATTGATCAGCACTCATCATCCCGCGCATGTCGTCAAGTTCAGCCTGCGGCAGCAGCCCGCTATCGGACGCCTTCAGAACCATCGAATACCACGCCGGATCGGTCAGCGCGTTGTCATGCACCCGCCAGAAGTCGTTGCGCCCCTTCGGGGTGCCGATGAACACCGCCCAGCCGCGGCGATCGGCGAGCGATGGGCGGAGCACCTCGGGCCAGGCGCGCGGGTCGAAATCGCCATACTCATCGCAGACGATGCCATCGGCGTAAGTGCCGCGCAGCCGGTCGTAAGTTTCCGCACCGTAAAGACGCACCCGCGCACCGTTGGGAAAGATCACCATCAGGTCGCTCTCGCGCTGCTCGATGCCGGGAATATCGGCGGTGAAGCGCTTGAGGTATTGCCAGGCGGTATCCTTGGCCTGGGCGTAGGTCGGGGCGAAGTAGGCGAAGCGTCCATCGGGCTTTTTGCAGCGTAGCGCGGCGTCGATCAGGTCCATGATGCAGGCCACCGTCTTGCCGCCGCGGCGATGCACCACCAGGCAGGCCCAGCGTTGCTTGCGGGCATGGAAGGCGGCGAACTGCGGCCGGCAGGTGTAGCCGAGGTCAATCCTCGCTGGTTTCGCCACGCGGCACCCCGGTTAGAATTTGCAGCACGATCGCGCCGCCGTTGTCGCCGGTCAGATCGGTTTTATCCCGCTGGCCGAGCAGTTGCTTGCCAAGCCATATCAGCATCGTATCGGAGCCGCCGTTGGCGCGTTGCCATTGCAGCCGGCGCAGCGCCATGCGGCCTCGCCCCTTGCCGCGCTGGAGCATTTCGAGAAAGGCCGGATCATCGGCCTTGCGCCGGGTC